GTGCTGACCCGCAAGCAGTACGTGGCGCGGTGCGGACGCATCCTGTCCGACGAGATCGACCGCGAGGAGACGCGCCGCCTCCGCGAAGCGCGCACGGAAGGCGGTGCAGCATGACGCAGGTGACCGTCGCAGAGATGTGCCGTCGGCAAGCCGCGCTGGCACGGGCGCTGGCCGAAGTGCGCGAGACCGAAGCGCGCATGGAGGCGTGCGAGGTGCTGGCGGCTCAGGACGCCAAGCACGAAGCGCGGCTGGACCGAGCCATCCGAGGCTGGGAGTTGGCGCTGGAGCGCGCCGACGAGGCCGAGCGTCAACTCAACGACGCAGCCGTCGCCCGTCCGATCCAGCAGCAGTGACACAGCCAGCCGCCGCCGAAAGGCGACGGCTGGCATTCGCCTGCAGCGCGTGCTGCAGGCTGTTAGTTGGTTGGTACTTCAACGCCGCCGAGCGCGGCAAGGATTCACAATGACCGAGATCGCTTCTATCGCTGTCGCCCTGAACACCCTCGCTACCACGGTGGAGAAGGCCACGCACCAGTTCATCGCAACCGTGGAGGCGCACCCGCAGGCGTTCGCGCCGCACGCAGTGCCGCAGCAAGGCGCGCTGCTGCCCAGCGACATCGACGCACTGGCAGCCAAGGTGCAGACCAGCACGCTGTTCCGCGAGGTGGCCGGGCGCATCTGCTACACGACGCTGGCCGAGGAGTTCACTGCTGCGGACATTGCAGAGAATGTGGATGCCAGCACCATCGCCAGCGAGATCAGCCTGTCGGACCTCGCCAGCGAGATCGACCTGTCGGACCTCGCCAGCGAGATCGACACCGATGCGGTGGCTGATCGCGCAGCGCGCGAGGTGCGTGCCAACCTCGACGAGAAGAAGGTGGCCGCAGAGATTTGCTTGTCCGACCTCGCCAACGAGATCAGCCTGTCCGACCTCGCTGGCGAGTTCAGCGCCCGCGACATCGCGGACGAGATCGACTTGGATGACCTGCGCGACAAGGTTGTCGATGCCATCAGCAGCGACATCGACACGGCGATGATCCAAGAAGCCGTGGCAGATCAAGTGGCCGATGACATCAGTGCAGCAGACATCGCCAACGAGATCGACACCCGCGACATCGCGCTGGCCGTGGTGGACGAGATCGACATGGACGATCTGGCGGCTCGGCTGTTTGAAGACAAGGCCAACCTCGACACCGTGCTGGACGCGTTGGCGAAGCGCCCGGAGTTCATCGCCGCCGTGGCTGTGGAGATGGCGCAGATGATGCTGCGCGGCAGCAAGGAGCCGGAGCCGCACGGGCTGCGCGAAACCATCGACCCGGCGCCGTTCGTTCCGGCAAGCGAAGGCCCGGACGGCGAGACGTTCAACACGCTGCAGGCGTAAGCCAGCAGATGCAACCACAGGAGACCTGCAGATGAGTGAAGCACACTTGGAGTTCATCCGGCGGCACTTGCGCGCCGTCATTGCCCGGGCAAGCCGCTCGGGCTTGGTGCACCCGGCACCGTTCGTCCGGGAGTCGACGCAGCGGCGCGTGACGTTCTGCACGCAGTCGTTGCAGATGCTGGAGCACGTCACGGTAGACCCGGAGGCGTTTGCAAAGGCGCTGGGCTGGCAGCCGCTGTTCTACCAGCAAGACTTGCGGATCGACATCCGACAAGCGTTGGCGCGGGACTTCCTCGCCAAAGTCACGCCCCCGATGAAAGGAGACGCGCCGTGAGGCTGCACCGAGACCAGCACGGAGAGTTCGTGGAGTTGATCCAAGTCGACATCCGCGCAGTAGTGCCTGCGCTGGAGAAGGCGTACGGGATGGGCGTGATGTGTCCGGTCGATCCTGACAAGCGAGCGCAGGATGACCCGGACGTGATTGCTGCGGTCGGCGTGGTGCTGCTGTTCTTGTGGGACCGCGCATGGTCAGAGGCAGAAGGTTCCGTGACGATGGAACTGGAGTGCCTCAACAGCAAGCAGATGCTGACGGCGGACGTCAATCCGTTGCCGCACGACGTGGTGGTGAACGTCGCGCGGAGCCTGTTAGCAGAAGCATGACGCGACGGCGCATCGGAAACGGTGCGCCGTCGATTGGCTAGGCAGCGCGTGCTGCTTGGCCTGTTCGGAGAACGCATGACGCCGCCGAGCGCGGCAAGGATTCGCAATGACGAATTGGAACACGACGGAACTGGCTGGATCGAAGTTGGTGCTGCACTGCGGTGCAAACCGCGTGGACTGGAACGACGTGCGCGCGGTGCACACGCCGCACGGCACCGCGACCCACTGCCCCGTGCCGCACGACTTCTTGGTGGATCAGGTGCGCGAAGGCTTGGACCAGATGGGCTTCGCCATCAGCGAAGAAGTGCACGCGCTGTACGGTGACGGGCTGCGCTACTTCGGGCTGCTGGCGCTGAAGGCCAAGGTCGGACGCGAGGTCGGCGGCGACACCGAAGTCGGGCAAGGACGGCGCTTCGTGTTCGGCGTGCGCAACGGACACGACAAGAGCGTGGTTGCCGGCGGCGTCCTCGGGACGCAGGTGTTCGTCTGCGACAACCTCGCGATGCACAGCGGCGACGCCATGTTCAGGTTCCAGCGCAAGCACACGCGCTGGGCCATGCGCGACCTGCCGCAGATCATCGCAACGCGCATCGGCAACCTGCGGATGGCCATGCAGACGGTGGCAGAGCGCGAGAAGTCCTACGCCGAGTACGACTTCGAGAAGCACGAGCAAGACGTCGGCGTGCGGCGCGGGACGTTCGTGAACGACTGCCTGCTGCGTTGCCTCCGGGCAGGAGCGATCAACGTCAGCGCGCTGACGCCCATCCTGCACCAGTTCCACCGCGCCGACGGCCCGGGCGGGCACGCACACGCTGGCGAGGCGTGGCAGCGCCCGACGATGTTCCGGCTGCTGCAGGCGGTGACGGAAGTGGAGAAGGAGAAGCCCGGGCTCCTCAACCTGACGCGGCGGCACTCGCGGCTGACGGGCATCTTGGATGCCGTCGTGTCGGGCAGCGAGTTCGTCGACGCTGACGCAGAGGTGGCAGAAGTCTGACGCTCTGCAAGCCGCCGCCCGGGTCGCGTGTCCCGGGCGGCGGCAAGCGCAGAGAGGAGTCAGCGCCAACACTATAGCACAGTCCCGCAACCGTCAACGGTTGACACCAGGTGTCAACCGTTGACGGTTGCACAACACTACCGCTAGCGATAGGATCAGGCCGATGAGATATCTGACTACCCAAGAGATCGCAGATGTGTACCGCGTGACCCCGGGCCGGATTCGGCAACTGGCTGTCCTGCGCGGCATTGCTGGAGAGAAGCGCGGCAACACGATGCTGTACCGCGCAGGGCTGCTAGGCAAGTTCAAACCACAGAAGGCAGGGCGACCCCTTGCCAAGAAGGAGCGCAAGAGTGATCACTGACAAGCAAGAGAGCGAACGCATGAAGGGCATCGGATCGTCCGATGTGCCGACCATCCTCGGGTTGAATCCGTGGGCAACGCCGCACGACCTGTGGCTAGTCAAGACCGGGCAAGCAGCCGGACCGGACGAGAACGACGCCATGCGGATTGGCACGGTGCTGGAGGCTGGCGTGCTGCAGTTAGCAAGCGAGAGGCTAGGCGAGAAGATCGTCAAGCCGACGAGCACGTTCGTCGGGTGCCACCTGTTTATGCGCGCCAACGTCGACGGCATGATCGGCGTGGCTAAGCGCGGGTCGCCCATCGTAGAAGCCAAGACCACCGGGCGCACGGACGGCTGGGGCGACGAAGGCACCGACGAGGTTCCCGAGCACGTGAAAGCGCAGGTGATGTTCCAGATGCTGTGTGCCAGCAGCGACGTGGCGCACGTGGCGTGCCTGCAAGGCGACTACGGCCTGCGGCTCAAGATGTACCGCGTCCCGTTCTGTGAGGACTATGCGTCCTACATCGTGGAGCGCGTGCAGGACTTCTGGGAGAACCATGTGGCGCGGCGCGTTCCGCCTGCCGGGTTGCCGAGCCTAGAAGTGCTCAAGCGCGTACGCCGCGATGCGGACGCGCCTGCGGTGCAGATTGACCGTTCGCTGTTCGTAGAAGACGCAGCCGCGCAACGGCTGCTGAAGGAAGTGTCTGCCGCAGCCGACGAAGCGCGGGCGCGTTTGATGACAGCCCTCGGTACGGCAACCGCAGGCGAAGGCGGCGGCTACCGCATCAAGATCAGCAAGGTGGAGACATCACGCTTCGACGCGAAGGCGTTCGCCGAAGCGAATCCCGAGGACGCTGCCAAGTGGACGGTCCGCTCGGCGCATTCTCGGACAACCGTGACCGCCCCGAAGGCGGCACCTAGCGTGAAGGAGAACGTTCGATGAACAGCGCAGAGAGGACGAGCATGGCACAAGCCATGCTGACAGCACAGCAGGCGATGAAGCACGTCGCGAAGGACGCCCGCGTGGAGTACGGCAAGGGCTACGACTACGTCAGCGCCGAGCAGATGATCGGTGCCGCACGCGCGGCGCTGCACGCAGCGCAGTTGTCGCTGGTGCGGACAGGCTGGCAGTTCGTGGACGGCACCGACTCGCGGCCACCGCTGGTGCTGTGCGACTACATGCTGCTGCACGTGAGCGGCGAGTCGCTGCCGTTCGCAGGCTTGCCGTGGCCCGTGATCGAACAGAACGGCAGGCCGCTGGACAAGGCGCTGGCAGGCGCATTGACAACGAGCCTCGCGTACTTCCTGCGCGACTTGCTGATGATCCCGAAGGTCGACGGCGAGGAGGTGGACAAGCGCGATGACTCCGCGCACGTTGCTGGCGTCATCGGCGTGGCAGGCGCAGTCGCGATCCGCAAGCGCCTCAAGGAGGCAGGCATCGAAGTCGCCGAACTGCTCACCGTCATGCGCTCCAAGGGCGTAGAAGTGCCCGAGGACATGGCGCAATGGTCGAAGGACCTGTCTCCGCGCATCAGCGCATGGGTCCTCAAGCGCCGCAAGGAGATGACGGCAGAGGAAGCCGTGCCAGCCTGACCCATCCACTCGCGCCCCTACGACGGAGGCGCATCGGGCTGCGCGGTGGGAAACCGCCGCGTAGCCTTTCCAACCTGTCGCCCGTGACTGCTGGGCGTCTACCTCTGCGGAGGGCAGTCAGCGCGCCGACCGCGCTTCGTGTGGGTCGATGGCATCAGAGGTGACGGACATGACCCCTACCGCACCCCGCGCACAGCGCGCACTTGAATGCGTCCACGGTGGCTGCCTGCCTGCAGCAGAATGGTACAGACGCATGGCGACCGACCGACGAAGCACACTCGTAAGCGCCCCCGGCATCCTGCGGCCGGGGGTCGCTCCCTCTCTCTGAAGCAGGATGAATGGAGTCAGCATGGCGAAGAAGAAGCAAGCGGATGATCGAATCAAGGAAGTTCCGATCAAGCAGATCACGATGGACAAAGCGTTGCAGCCGCGCACCGCTTTGACCGCAGAAGCAGTGAAGGAGTACGCGGAGGCGATGCAGGACGGCGCAGTGATGCCGCCGTGCCAAGTCGTGTTCGACGCGACGTGCCCGTCCGGACAGACCTATTGGCTGTGCGACGGCTTCCACCGCGTGACAGCAGCGATGGAACTGAAGTTCAAGTCCATCGCCTGCGAGGTCATCGAAGGCACGCGCGATGACGCGATGTGGCTGGCTGCGGCGGCGAACCTGAAGCACGGCGTTCGCCGCACCAACTTCGACAAGCGTCGGGCAGTGCAGATGGCTTTGATGTGCAAGCCTGACAGCAGCCTGCGAGAGGTGGCAGAGCACTGCGCCGTGACCCATGAGTTCGTGCGCTCCGTGAAGTCGCAAGCCGAGGCAGTCAACGAACTGAATGCCGAGGCGCAAGAAGCAGTTGCCGACGCCATCGAAGACGGTGTGATCGACGGCGAAGACAACTCAGTAAGCGCGCGCATGGTGGCGGCAGAAGCCGCCGTCAAGTCCACGATGAAGGCCGTGGACGAAGCAACGGCCGCAGTCAACGCGCTGATGCTCACGGAGCACGCAGCGTTCGTGTCGCAGCAGCGCGTGCTGACAGACCTCAAGAACGCCAAGACGGCGTTGCGGCAGTCGTTGCCGCATGAGGTGTGTCCGCTGTGCGGCGGCGAAGGATGCGAGACATGCCGCATGACAGGGTGGGTGACGAAGCAGCAATGGGACTTGATCCCCGCAGACCAGAAAGGCTGACAGCAATGCGCACAGAGGCAGCAACTCGGGAGGCTCCTTCGGGAGCCTCCCTTTCACTCCGCGAGTATCAGCACGAGGCGATCAGCAGCGTGTTCGCGAAACTCAAGGAGCATCGGAGCACCTTGCTAGTGATGGCAACGGGGCTAGGCAAGACAGTCGTGTTCGCGGACATCATCAGGCGCGCACGGGCATCCGGACGGATGTGGCGCACGCTGGTGCTGGCGCATCGCGAGGAGTTGATCTTCCAAGCAGCCAAGACCATCGAACGGGTGGCAGGCTGCGCGGTCGACATTGAGATGGGCGACCTGCGCGCGTCGCAGGACTACTTGCGGCGCGCTCCGGTCGTGGTGTCGACGGTGCAGACGCAAGTGGCAGGGCGAGGCGGCAAGCGACGGATGCACGGCTTCGACCCTGCAGACTTCGGGCTGGTCATCGTGGACGAGGCGCACCATGCCATAGCCGACTCGTATCGCAGCGTCATCGAACACTATCAGTCGAACCCTGCCGTGCGCCTGCTAGGAGTGACGGCAACGCCCGACCGCACCGACGAGGCGGCGCTAGGAGAAGTGTTTGAGTCCGTGGCGTACGAGTACGGCATCCGCGAAGGCATCGACGGCGGCTGGCTGGTGCCTGTCAAGCAGCGCGTGGTCCACGTAGGCGGGCTGGACTTCAGCGCCTGCCGAACGACGGCGGGCGACCTCAACGGTGCCGACCTGAACGCGGTGCTTGAGTACGAAGCCACGCTGCACGGCATGGTCTACCCGACCATCGACATCGTGGGCGACAGGCGGTGCTTGATCTTCGCAGCCAGCGTTGCGCACGCGCACCGCATCGCAGAGATCCTCAACAGGCATCGGGCAGGCAGCGCGGTTGCTGTGGACGCCAACACGCCGCGCGACGAGCGGCGCGCGATGTTTGCTGGCTTCAGCGAAGGGCAGTACCAGTTCCTCGTGAACGTCGGCGTGGCGACTGAAGGCTGGGACGATGGCGCGTTGGACGGCAAAGGCGTGCAAGTCATCGCCATGATGCGTCCGACGAAGAGTCGCGCCCTCTACTGTCAGATGGTCGGACGCGGCACGCGGCCTCTGCCGGACACGGTGGAGCGGTGCGATGACGCTGAGTGCAGGCGGCAGCGCATCGCAGACAGCGCCAAGCCGTCGGTCATGGTGCTGGACTACTGCGGCAACGCCGGCAGGCACAAGTTGGTGCACTGCGTTGACGCGCTGGCAGGCAAGGACGCGCAAGGCGTACGCGAGAAGGCGGAGAAGCGCGTGATGGATGCCGCCGACGCAGAGGAAGTGGATGTGATGGCCGTGCTGACCGAGGAGGAGGTGCGCGCCAAGCATGAGGCAGAGCAGGCGCTGCGGCGCGGGCTGGTCGTGAAGGCCGGGTATCAGGTGCAGGAGATCGACCCGTTCAGCCTGATCGACTTGACGCCCGACCGCGAGGCAGCGTGGGCGAAGGGCGTGCCAGCCAGCGAGGCGCAGTTGCAACTGCTGCGTAAGTTGAAGGTA